GTTTTCGCTCCATTTTGTTTCAGAAAGCTGGTAAAAACGCCATCCTCAGGCTCCTCAGGTACAGGTTGACTGTTCTGAACCACTTGTGCAGGAGTGCTCTGTCCCGGAGATTCTGCCAGCAACGGCCTGTTCGCACCGTTTCTCCGAAGGAAATCGGTAAAATTCCCCATTACACATGACCTCCTTCAAGCAAGAAACGATAAAGGTACGCCATCTCGCCTTCCGTAATATTATCCCAACGTCCTGTGACCGCATTTATCATACCGATTGTAGTTCTGCTAACGATCTCATCGGATGATCCTTCTCCTTTCCATTGTGCAATGAATCTGATGAGATCATTTTTCAGTTCCTTTGCCCGGTCCGTTTCAACTGCAACCCCTGGCAGAAGTACATATTGTTCGTAAGGAAGATAGGGCTTCATAACCGTGGGATCGCCTGTCTGTTCATATAGCCACTCCGCATGACTTAATGAATTATCATCATTTTCTGATTCTTGTTCTTTTTCCTGCGCCTTCAGGGCCTGCTGATAGGCGTCCTTCTGAATCTCGTAAACCGTATCCTGCAGCTGACCCTTGTAATCATTGCCGGTCTGCTCCGCCAATGTCAGAGCGTAGCTGGAAGGTCTGCCGCCGGTACGGGCACTGGCAGTGGCCAGCGCGTTGGTGGCCGCCCGGCTCCCCTCCAGATCGTACCGCTGCCCATACAGCTCCGTCAGCGACGGATCCGCCATGGTTTCCCCATACCCACCGGCCTGCGCCAGTGCACGCCGGTAAGCGGTATCCTCGGCGAACCGATTCTGAGACTGCTGCACCACCTCGTCTGCATAGTCAGGCAGACGGCCACCGCTGATGTAACCGCTGTAATCCTGCCGCAGTCTGGTGGCCGCCTCATCCGCCAGAAGCCGCTGTTCCGCTGTTTTCGCCCCATTGCTCTGCTGCATCAGCCGGAGCATAGACATTCCGTAGGCAGGATCCGATCTGGCGATGATCAGATCTTGCTGATCAAACCTGTCCAGCAACCCTGCCTTTCCTGCCTCGGATTCAAATTGTTCGTATGTATAAGCCATAACTGTACCCCTTTCATCTCACAGCCGAGCTCACATAGAATTCTCTGGCCATAGAGAAGATGCGGCACCCACCGGTGCCAGTAATTTTCAAGCGGTAATGATCAGCCCGACGGGGCACCACCGGCAGGCAGTAGCTGCGTTTAACCCCTTCGCCGATAGCCTGCCGCACTTTTCGCCAAACTCCATCACTGTCAAACTGGATGTAGACCTGACAGCTGGCCCCCTCCTCCAGCTCCAACCGAATCTGGAGCCTGCTGAAGCCCTTTTTGTTGGGCTCCTCGTCGGTGAAGTCGGCAAACTCCGCCAGCCATGGCACCTCCTGCTCCCACTGTGCCCCTGCAGGCAGGCTGTCACAGTTGGCGATCCAGATACTGCCGTCACTGCTCAGCATATACAGCGCGCCGTCATACCGGGCAAAATGCGTCACCTGCAGGTCATCCTCCCGATGCCACAGGCCCCTTCGGGTATCGTAGACATATAAGCCCCAACCATCACGGCCGCGCATACTTACATAGTAATTGAGCCCATCAGAGCCGCCCACAGCATCCTCATACCGCTCCAACCCGAAGGCCTCCCCCACGCACTGAGGAACGCCGCCGGAGTAAGCCATCACACCGCTGCGGTTCAGGTAGAACAAGGTCTCCCCTGCCACCGCCAGACTGCTGCCACTGCCCTGAGCAAGACCCAATGTGGCGCTGCCCAGCACCTCAAAATCCGAGGGCAAGCTGCCATATACCTTGTAGATTCTGTCCTCTTTAAAGAACACAGGATAACCGGCATAGTCAATTCCTCCGGTGAAGCCGCCGGGAGAGCCGGTGTCCACCGTCCAGGAATCGTCCCCCAGATTGTCATAGGTGAACCAGTTGAAGATGTCCCCGTTCTTACTGGCGTAGATGGTGTCACCGGAAAAGCCCCAGAGCCTGTTTTCGTGCTCCCACAGCCGCTCCAGCGCGGGCATACGCCGGATAATGGACAGCTCACCGGTCTCAGAGTAGCTCTCAGCGGTGCTGTTGAGCATACTGAAGGACTCTGCGCCAAACAGCAGCTCGTTGCCGTTGATACCCCGAATGGTATTGGCCCGGTTATTGGCTGTCACACCCAGACAGCCCTGAATGGTCACAGTATCTCCCACACGGAAATAATCGCTCCACTGTACATCCTCGCAGCGGATCGCCGCCTCACCGGAGTCCGTGGCCTTCACAAAGGTCAGCTTCTGACCGGTCCAGCTCGACTCCACAGAGCCGAAGTCACCGCTGTCCACGTTATACCAGCACTTGTCCGGCATAATCAGGATGTAAGCCCCCAGCGAAGCAAAAACCTTCATTCCCTCGCTGACGGTACCCCGTTTGATGCCGTTGTAGTAAAAATCGGTACCGTCCACCCAGCACAGCTTCTCCCTGCAATACAGACCACCGGGGCTGTCCAGTTTCCGATACAGAGCCCGTTTTCTCCGTGTGGCCAGCACCGGGTAATGCTCCCCTGTCAGGTTGCGCATATCCCACAGCTCCCCGTCAGAGGCCCCGGCGAAATGAGCCAATCCCCCGAATTTGATCTGTTTGCTTTTCACCAGCCGACTGCTGTATTTCATACTCGGTAAAATCATTGCGTTCCTCCATCCATAGGCGTCTCATTCACAAAAACCTGCCCCACAAGGTACAGGGGCAAACCCTCCGTCCCCAGAGTCAGGGAGCCATCCTCTCCCACAGTGACAGCCCCCAGTTTTCCTTCTACCGCCTCCAGCCGATCCAGAATGCCGCCCTCGCCATTGAGAAGCAGATCCAGACCGGCCACCGTCTCCTCCATGGCTGCCAGTGATTCCTGCATTCCCACGATCTCACCGGCCAGCAGCTCATCGCTGTCCTCCAGGGAGGTGAGTCTGCCTACAAGCTCCTCGGTATTCCCCAAACGGGCCGACAGTGCGTCCACCTTGCTGTCCATCTGACTGATGGCGGCCTGCATCAGCTGCAGCTGCTGCGACAGCTCCACCTTCGCCCCGGAGGTCAGCTTGTCCAACGCGCTGGCGTTAAAATTGTCCGCCGTCAGATTCCGCAGCGAATACTGCAACGATTGCTTCAGCTGTACCAGATAATTAAACATCTTCCGAACCTGCGCCTGCGGCGACTCCCTCTCCGAAAAAGTAGGCAGCTCCGCATCCAGTACAAACAAATTCGATGGCATCCAAACACCCCCAAAATGTAGATATAAGATACGAGATATGAGATACAAGATATTCCGTAAAAGATTGTTTAGCACAACAACGCCAAGGCCCTCCCCTTTGGGGAGGGTGCCCCCGAAGGGGGTGGGAGAGGTGTGCCCGAAGGGCACTGTTTTTCCTCTAATAGAGGAAAAACACCTCTTCCGTCACGGCTTACGCCGTACCACCTTCCCCAGAGGGGAAGGCATTGCGCCTACGGCGCTTAGTGCGCCAAACAATCATTTAGCATTCCAATAGAACATCCCCGTCATCCTAAGCGACAGCGAGTCGAAGAACCCGCCCAGGGCGCAATCCGTCTTCATTCTTCCGATTCTTCCCCATCGACCGCATCGCCCACGGCCTGCACAGCCTTCAGGCTGGCTCTCAGCAGCTTCGTCAGCCAGCCGGGCACCGTTGCGCCCAGCTTCACCGCATTCTCCAGAATGCTGCCCAGCTCCGTAATGATGTACCACGCCAGCACCACCGGCAGAATCAGCGTGGGCCATTCAATGCCCAAGGGCAGATGCTCGCAGATCAGCACCATCACCCCATCGGCGATGGCGGCCACCGTCACCACAAGGATCATACCGCCCTTGTGCCACAGCCCCTTTCTGGCCGTAGCGGAGCACCAGTCCCCCGCCTTACAAGCGGCCGCAGTGCCGGAGATATAATCCAGCACCATCGCCACCACCCAGACAATGGCCATAATCCCCTTCCAGCCAAGGAAAGCCCCCAGCGCCGTAAAAAACGCCACGATTGCCGCCTTGACCCCAACCAAGCTCTCGTTCATATCATTGTCCTCCTAGTTCTTAGCCATTCACAGGAATTGCGAAGTTTTCCCACTTCTTGTATGCGTCGACATACAACTCCTGCTTGTTGCCGTTGTAGGTCAATTCGTAGTACATGCCATCAAACAGCGTTGTACTAACCAGTGCCTTGCTATTCTGAAGCGTTTTGCACATCCAGACGATGAAGACATCGGCTTCGGTGATTTGCTTACCATCGCTCTTGTCCAAATGCTCATTGGCATACTTGGCGACGGTCTGTTTGCACAGTTTGACAAAATCCTTCTCGTTCATATCATTGTCCTCCTTAGTATTATTCCAGCCCCATCAGTGCCGCCCAGGTCAGGGGGCCCACGATGCCGTCCGCGTCCAGACTGTTATCCTCCTGGAAGCACTCCACCGCATTGCCGGTCTTGGGGCCAAAGATGCCGTCCACCGTCAGGGCGTAGCCGTAGCCCCTGAGCAAAGCCTGCAAGGCCCGAACAGTGCCGCCGGTATTCCCCTGGCGGAGCATCGGCAAGCCCAGCTCCGGTGCCGTAGGCTGCTTCATTCCGTAAAACTCAGCGATCACCTCAGCCTCGGCCTTGGCCAGCTTCTCCAGATTCTGATCATCCATCAGCCACTTGGTTGCTCTGGTATTGGTGTGGAAGCTGTGCTCGATGATCAGCCCGGGTGTGCCCACCAAACGGGCCCCGTTGAGCACACTGTAGTAGTTATCGTTGAGCACGCCGTCCCCGTTCCAGTCACCGCTGCCTCTCCGACTGCACACATTGGGCGCCTGCTTTACCCCCATCACCTGAGAGATCACCGGCGCCAGTTTCAAAGCCAACGCCTTGCTCCGCTCATCGATGTCCGTACCGTCATCCTCATACAGATGATACACGGCCACATAGTCCACGTCCTCATTAACCGAGCTCCCCACCGCATTGGAGTGCAGCGACAGGAACA